ACACCAGCACATGGTAATAATGGATTTTTCCTAGCATTTAATTCGCCAAATTCTGACGATTATTCACCTAACGCAGTTTATAGAACAGAGGGTTACACAGCATCAGCAATTACTCATCTGCATGGAGCAAAGAGATATAGTGGAAGTTGGACTGATGAAACCACAAACCAATATATTATTCATCTAACATATGATGCTAACGCCTTACCAAACATTTCTGCTGGATCAATCTTCGAGGAATCTGATACAGGGAAACACTACATGTTAGACGGATCGGCATCGTGGAATGAGATTGCATAATGGCTATAGTATCAGCAGTCTTTCAAGATAACGTATTCCAAGACAACGTATTTCAAGACAACGAGTGGGGTACATATACTTTTCAGCCAAACGTATTCCAGAGACTTGTATTTGACAGAAGACCACAGATTGTAAAACTACTTAATGAAACACTTGCTATTACAGAGTCATCTGTAAAACTTGGTGGGCAATTAAGATATGTAAATGAGACTGAAAGTATGTCAGAAGTGGGAACAAATGTAATAGGCTTAATCAAATTTGTCAACGAATCTGAAAGTATATCTGAAGTAATAACTAGGCTTGGAGCATTAGTAAGATATGTAAATGAGAGTGTAAGCATATCTGAATTCGATGGTACTGTAAGAACTATGGCTAAAATCATCAATGAAACAGAACAAACAAGCGAGAGTGTAAGAAGTGTTATTGGTCTAATAAAGATATTACTTGAAACAGAATCAATGTCAGAGGTGGTAAACAGGTTGATGGATAGGACTGGTATTGTCAATGAGTCGTTAAGCATGTCAGAGTTAGCCAGTAGACTAGGTGCATTAAAGAGATATATAAATGAAACAGAACAACAAAGTGAAAGTGCCAACAGGCTTGGTGAACTTGGAAGGTTTGTCAATGAATCTGAAAGTATCAGTACGGGTATTGCAAGGCTTTTAGGATTAAATCGGTTTGTAAATGAGACAGAGGAAGAGACAGAATCCTCAAGTAAGTTGGTTGGAGTAATGAGGTATGTAGCTGAAAACCTATCACTGGCTGAATTTGACGGTACAGTAAGGAGTCTTGTCAGAATACTTGCAGAAACATTACAGATAACTACGGCAAAGAATAAGATAATAGGTCTAAATAAACGTGTAAACGAAACAATAGAGTTAACTAAGTTAATTAACATATTTAGGGCTAGGGGAATATTTGTAAACGAAACACAGGGTATAAGTGAATTAACCAGTAGATTTGGAACTATGATAAGATTGGTTGGTGAGTCATTAAGCGTGTCAGAATTAATAGTAAGGTACAAGACAATACCAATAATAGTAAATGAGACATTGCAACTATCAGAGGCATTAAACAGGTTCAGGGCAAGATTACAGTTTGTAAATGAGACGTTACAACTATCAGAAATAATCAAAAACCCAAGAAGTTTAGTCAGGCGTATAAATGAGACACTTGAGTTAGGTGGAGGTGTTATTGCCTCTGTATTGTACGGACTTGTTACAAAAACTGGAGGCACTATGAGAACCAGTGATAAGTCAAAGAAGGTCAGAACAAGTGATAGGACAAAGACTGTAAGGGGTGCTTAAAACATATAAACGAGGTATGGTAGTGATATAATATGAGTGCAGATATGGAAGGAAGGGCAACCGAATTTAAGGTAAAAGCAGGTAGCAGGGCTACCCTACAACTAACTGTGGCTGATAGCTCAGGAAATGCAAAAGACCTGTCAAACGCAACAACATATGCCACAGGTAAGTGGAAAGTATGGAAGCCTGATGGAACTCTGGTAATAAATGGAACTCTCACATTCACAACAAGAGCTTCTGGGTTGGTATCATATGCCCTGACAGCAGCAGATAGTGCAATAGGAAATGCTGGAAGATGGGAGGGAGAAGTTGAGTTACTAGATTCAAATGGAGACATATCAGAACAGACTAAAAGCTTCACTTTTATGATAGAAGAAAGTTACTAACATTTATATTACCCACATTATATACATCCTTCATGATCAAGTTAGAAGATGTCGCAAACAAAGCATATTTCGCTATGAGAAAAGCTCAAGTTGCTGCGATGCAGACAGAAAGACTTGGTCAAATTCATGTTTCAGATGTAATAAAACCATGTATGAGGTATGTTATTTATAATAAAACAACACCATCAAACGGAATGAGTACGGAGGATATGAAGTCATTACTTTATGGTCAGCTTGTTCACTCTAAAACTTTTCTAGGAAAAAAGGAACATAATGAAATGTTTCTCGGATACAATTGGGTAAAGGATGAAGCCGTAACTTTGGAAGAAGCGAAGAAAATACCAGAGGGAGACCCAAGACATTTGGATATAATTTATGGTTCAATAGATGACATATTACCAATAGGAGATAAATGGATGATTTGTGATAAGAAAACAACTGGATCTATCGATTATTTCAAGAGAGCCTCTTCAAGACCAAGTGATACTCATGTAGATCAAATTAACATATACAATGTTTTATTAAAGAAATGTTATAACATAGAAGCACATTTTGGTTGTGTTATCTATATGTCAAACCAGATAGAAAAGGATCAGAGAGATAAGATTATACCACTGGCTTTCAAACTTAAACCAATCGAAGAAACATTAACAAAAATGATAGAACAAGCCAAGATAATCAAGGCTTCTTTATCAAAGAAACTTCTTCCACCTAGAACAAAGTGTTTTCTATGTGATGGTATGTGTCCGTATGCATCTGTCTGTTTTACAGATGAGCGTGAGAGTTATGAAGACTGAAGAGAGTATAAGAGATTTAATTCTTTTCCAAAAAGAAAAATTACTTCATGAAAGAGTTGATGAACAGGGAATGTTACCACAAACATTGATACCACCACTGCTTATTGACATACCTGATGATGAGCGAAGGGGTATTATTAGGGCTCTTAGATGGGTGTTGGCAGATGAAGATATATTTCAACGCGAATAATAAGGCTACACTTGAGGCATTAGAACAATGTGGGGTAAAGAATGTATTACTTTCACATAAATATTCATATGCAAATGTAAAGAAATTTAGACCCAAATTCGATTCAATATTCATGGTTGCTGGAACAAATGGAAACCCAGATAAATATCATGAGTTCCTAAAGAAAAAGAAAGAGTATTATGATTATGCCACACAGTTTGATGTATTCTATAAGATGGATGAGACATTAAAATATCTTGAGAAAGAAAGGGAAGATAAAATAGATTGGACACTTCCTGTATTACAGGAGAATTATCTTCAACATATATCCAAACTGAGACCGAAACCAGGAGATTATTTATGTCTTGGTGAGATACATGGTAAGCTGGAAACGGAGGACCAGATAAGGAAACTACCACAGAATGTAAAATATCACGGTCTTGCAAAAGGCAAGTATATAGAAAAGAGACCGTTTAAAAGTTTGGATACTAGTGGTTGGATTTCTGCTGCAATGTCAAAAAAGACTGAGGTTTGGTCTGGTAATTCTACTTTCTCATTATTCTTTGGTAAAAAAGGTAGGGGTATGAAAGCCCAGATTGCTTCTATACTTGAGAGATACAAACAATATTTGGAAATTACAGGTATAAACAGTAAATCTGTACTGGAAGATGATTATTATTCATTGTTAAAGTTACCAATAGCCATACTGTATATGCCAATGTGTAAAAGTCTAGGAATATATGATATTAATTTTAAATAATCATATTTAAATACTTTGATTTAATAATTGCAATATGACAGAAGATATATTTAAGATAGAACCTGTAGGTAACAAACAACTTGTAGTTGAAAATAAGAGAAAAACTATCTCTCCATTCAATTCAGCCAAGCATTTAAAGACAGCAAACATACCTGCTTTATGTGATCAATGTGTATACAGATCTATTGATGATGGTGGAAATGGTAAGTGTCCAAAATATGAAGTAGGAGCAGTATGTGCTATAAGAAATGATTTTATTAATCTAATAAATACACTTGACACAAGAAATCCGGAGGACTTGAAATCCATGATGGATATGTTAGCCAAGTTATCATTTGAGAACGTATTAATGGCATTAACTCAGGCAAAAATGGATGGTAATATACCAGATAGGAATACCAAGAGTGAGGTTAATACCCTATTAGCCATAGTAAAATCCATAAACGATTTGAACTCAAAAATAGTAGTCACAGAAAAGACAGAATATAGGCAGGGCGATATCGAAAACATATTTAGGCAGATAAAGGCACAGAGGTCAGCATGACTAAAGCGTATGATATAAGACATTGCATACACTGTGGTAAGGAATTTTGCTGTGTAGATGAAGTAATAACACATATAAAACATAATCATATGGTGATTGGTGCTGACTGAATACGATCAAGGACATTGTGTAGATTGTGGATGTTATTGGGGAGTATCAGACGATGTTGCTAAAGCAGTTGGATGTAAATGTGAGTGTCATGACTAAATTCATATGTTTGACTTGTTTCAAAACCAAGGAAGATATTGAAATAAAGTGGTGGGATGATAAGCAATGTTGTTCAAGATGTCATGATAGATATGAGAGGTTATCCAATGGCTAGACCACAAAAGGAAGTATTGGAAGAAAGAAAGAACTTTATGCAGGTTGTCACAGAATGTGCTAATGATCCAAGTCTATTCAGTGAGGTATTTTTAGATCATAAACTATTCCCATATAATAAGAAATATGTTAACTGTAAAGAAAGATTCATAGTATATAGATCTGGAAGACAGGTAGGTAAAACCATGTCAACAGCAGTAAAGACAATACACTTTGCGTTTTTCGCACCTCTATTACTAAAGACAGTTAAGCATGAGTGTATCATACTGATAGCAGCACCTACTCAAAACCAGGCATCAATTATGTTCGGTAGGATAAGGGATCTTATTGTAAAGAATGAGTTTCTAAGAGGCTATGTTGTTAGGGATACCCAGACAGAGATCACTTTGAATTTCCTAGATGGTTCAGGTAAGACTACCATAATTACCAGGGCAACCGGTGAAACAGGTATCACACTTCGAGGTTATTCTCCCCATGTAATCATAGCAGATGAGTGTTCCTTTATAAAGACAGATATACTAAAGGCTTTCTTACCATCTGGTCTTGCCACTCAGGCTAGGGTATGGCTCACATCTACACCATTCAGCAAGGCAGGTTATTTCTACGAGGCTTGTATGAATTCAAAACCATTAAACCCAGATGGAATGTGGACAGAATTTCATGTAAAATCTACTGAAAACCCATTAATCCAAGAAGATCCTGTATTTGTAGATGAGATAAAGAAGCTTACTAGGGAAGAGTTTGTACAAGAAGTGGATGGAGAGTTCCTAGATATAGGTGATAGTTTGATACCACATTCTCTAATCATGGAGGCTATTAATGATAAACTACCAAAGGGTAGAGTAACATATTTTATGGGTGTAGACGTTGCAAGGACAGGCAGGGATGAGACAGTATATACTATACTGGCTAAAGATGAGGAAGATAATGTGTTTATTGAGGATGTAATATCTGAATCACAATCAAACGTGGTTGATGTAGCAGGGAGGTGTAGAGAACTTGCTGATAGATATAGGGTTGAAACCATATTTGCAGATGAAACTGGATTAGGAGGAGGATTAATTGACCTGGGTAGGTCTAATGGACTGCCTATGAGAGGTGTTATATTTACACTGCAAGAAAAGGCAACAATGTATAAGAATTTAAGAATATTATTTGAGAATCATAGGATTTCAATGAGGCAGATAAACAAAATGGTCTTTCAATTATCATATTTAAGGAGAGAATATACAGAAACAGGCGTAATGAAGATTAAATCAGACGAGCATGACGACTATCCAGATAGCCTAGCACTAGCATGTAAGGCAGTACAGACCGGACAAGGTTGGTATGTATTGGAGGTAGGCAAGGGATTGAAGAGGTCACTGGGCTTTTAATCTTTAAATATTATATATAGGTGATAGATATATGGATAAAGATAAAGCCTCTGTACATGATATGTCGGAAACAGAATATCAACATGCTAAACGTGGGCATGGTGGTGGATTTTCAGGTTCAAAATCAAAGAGAACAAAAAGAAGACAGGAATTATTAGCAGAACAAGAGAGACATGCAATGGACAAGCCAAAGAAATTAGAAACTCAGACTGACGGAGATTTATCAGAGGTTAAGAAAGACCCTATTTGGAAGACATGGTTAGAGAAAGGTTATGATGATGATGAACCAAGAAGACCAGAAAGAGATAGAGATCCAGGCGAAGAACCAAGAAGACCATCAAGGATGGGAAGATACGCAAGTGAAGGAGCAGTCAAGAGAGGTAGACCAGAAGACAGAAGAAGAAAGAGAGATAGAATTATGAATGATATGATTGATGATTATGATAAACTAACAGCAGAAGAAAGAGAAGATAAGAAATTAGCGAGAGAGGGAAAGATTAATTTACCAAAAGTTCAGAGGAAAGTAGATGGTAAAAACAGACCATCATTATATGGTGCTAAGTTAGGACGATCACATCTTAGAGCAGGAGGAACTGGAAGAGATGCAGGACAGTTGATGGCTTTGGGTACTATATCACAAGAAAATGCAGAGTTATACAAGTCATGGTTAGAACTTAGAAAACCAATACCAGATAGCAAGGGTGGCAGAGGAAGTTTCCAACAATGCATTAATAATAATAAAGATAAACGTAATCCAGGAGGATGGTGTAAGCAGATAGAAAGAAAGATAAGTAAGGTCCATGAGGGAGAGTCGGAAGAAGTAGAAATAGGTAAATTGGAAAAACTGAGAAATTTAATTGATGATTTTAGATATAAGAAAAGAAGGAAGAAAGGTTCTGATCATCATCTGTCTCAAGAAGAATGGGAACAAGCAGAAAATGAAGAACAAATGACTGACCAGGAAAGGAATGAAAGATCATATCATATTAGAAGAAGAAGAAAGAAGAAAGCAAAGAAACAGACTAAGATAGACGAGCCTAAACATTGGTGGGATCATTCTAAGGTAGGTAGAAACACAGGATGGGAAGATGACCCTATGAATGAGCCTAGTTATTTCTTTGCTGTAATGAGAGAGCGAAAAGAGAAAGAGGAAAAGGAAAAGAAGAGAGAGTCAAAGGAAAAAACAGATAAATGTCCGGGCTGTGATGGAGAGGGGAAAAAATGGCATACAGCACTCATGGTGCCATACACAACTGATTGTCCTGACTGTAAGGGAAGAGGAAAACTAACCCCAACTCAACAACAAAACAAAGAAGCAAAAGAAGCAGATGATGAACAGTATGAAAAATTAACAGAGAAAGCAGACTATTTTGTAGAGGAAATCAGGTCAAATATTATATATGAAAATAAGATTTTTCCACTTGTTGGTATGATAGCTGGTCAGGTAGCCAGAGGTGTAGGCAATGCTGGAAAGAAAGTAGGCAAAGAATTACTGAGTGATATTGGAGATATGGGTGAAGAGGAAGAATGAGATTTAGGCGTATAGAAAAGGACGTGGGAGGTATGGCAAATGTAGGATTGAAAGATCAACATATTCAGGGCAAGGAAGATGATGTTACTACATCATATTCTAAAACTTATATAGGGAGTAGAACTAACAAGAAACCAGATATGAATAAAATAAAGAACACCAAGATTGGAGACGACATTCATTATTATATAAATGGTGTTGAGGGCAGAGGTATTGTTGTCAAAATGGCTAATGAATACTTGGAAGTTTTCAAGGAAAATGGACAACTTGGTACTATACATATAAATGATACGTTTTTCGTCAAAGATATACTAGTTAATAAACAATGGAATGATATGGATGAGTGTGAGAGATATGATGCATTAGCAAAGATACATGCACCAACTCCACGATTCTTAACAAAAGCATGGGAAGAACTACCATCAGAAATCACATCTCTTTTAAGAAAAGAGGGTGGTAATATGGCAGGTGGAACAGGTTCTACATATGAAAAGGGAGAATCAAAAGAATCAGAAACAAAGGACCATGCAAGGACAGGCTTTGCACAGAATACACAATATAAAGATGCAGCAGAAAAAGATGATGATAATTATGGAGGAGAAAAAGGTAAATATAATTCTAGAGGCGAAAGAGTAGAAACTCGTGCAGGACAAGAAAAAAAAATATTAGGACACTACACAGTAGCGAGTGGAACCAAAGGTGGAAGATGGGCAGCCGAGCAAGAAAAGAAACGAAATGAAGAAATGGTAGCAGCCAAGGCTAAAGAAAAAGAAAAGAAGGAGAAAGAGGAAAAAAACAAACCTGCAAAAACAGCAAAAGAATTACAACAAGAAAGAGATTTAAATAAACCAGACCCAAAAAATCCAAAATTTACTTTGGGAGGAAAACGCATACCAAAATATATGAGAAAATCAGAATTAGAGGCAGTGTTATCAGGAGAATATCTTGTTTATAAAAAAGCACCAACAGGTACTGGAGCAGATGAACCAGGTAATAAACCATCAAAAAGAAAACTTGATGCTGAGAAAGAAATGTACGGTATGCCTGATCCAAGTCTTGAACAACACACTAGGGAAGGACAATCTGAGGAAGCTATTTATGGATACTTTGAAGACAAAGATGACTTAGATGAATTAACAAGTGGAGGAAAAAAGACAGGTAAGAAAGATATAGTGGAATCTCATCCTAACAAAAAAGGAACAAAACAATCAACGAAAGCAGAATTAGAGGCAGTGTTATCAGGAGAATATAATGTTTATAAAGCAGAAACATTACAAAAAGATGCAGAAGATGGAAGACAATCTCCTGACAGAAAACCATTACAAAACCCAGATGCGTGTCATATTTGTGGCAAGGAGGGTGGACATGGTCATGGAGATTTTAGCCATAGAGAACTGACAAGTGGTGGAAAAAGGACTGGAAGAAGAGGAATTTCTATTGATGGGGGTAAATTTCACCCAGATGAGCCAGAAGATAAAAGCCCAAGCCCATCAAAAAAAGCAGAGGCATTTAGGAAACTAAAGCCAGTATACGAGGGAGATACAAAAGAAGCAGAGAAATCAGATGTAGAACATGGTAAGTATAGTAATCCAGGTGGCACACCAGAGGTAGGAGTATCAACTGACACTAAAGTCGATGTAACAACAGGTACAGGTTATGAAGAGCGACCTCACATATCAGTAGAGGAAGCAGGTAAATTACCAAGAGGAAAATATAGCCCACATGGTAGTAATGAACTCAGTGTAAGTGGTAGCCAAGATAGTAAGGATGAACCAAAGTTCTCACAACCACATAGCCAGGAACAGGTTAGAAAGGTAGGAGTACCACAACAACATCCTAATACATACGGTATGAGATATGGTATGAAGGGTGGAGTTAAGAAAGTATGGTGTCCCGAGCATCAAATGTGGGAAGAAACCAGAAAGGACTGGCACGAATAATGAACCCTACCTATAGGAAAATAAACACAGATTTTATAAAGAAAGATAAAGACGAACTCACAGATGCAGAGTGGGAAAAACAAAAGAAAATAAACGCAAAGAAAAGAGATGAACAAATGAAAGGTCCAGAACCACCAAAACCAAAATCACCATCTCCACCACCAGAGGGACCTACTGATAAACGCGTGGAACATCCTGATGATGATGAGCCAGATGATCAGCCTGGGTTTCAAGAGCAAGATGATGCTTATGAATATGATGATGACTATGATAATGAGGATGATCCAGATTGGGAGAGAGAAGACTAAATAAGCCTTTATATACCAAGTATATAAATAGATTTTATGAGAAAAGACGAGCCATTTAAATGTATCGAATGTGGTGCTACATTACCCTGGAGATATAAGGGTCGTCAAAGAATCTATTGCAGTAATGAATGTAGGAAAATTTATACTGCAAAAAAGAAAAAGGATTAAGATTTAGTTGGGTATGTACTTGTTGGAACTGTAGCTTCTTGTTCATGATGTTCAACATAATAATTCAATAAGTTATCGAACAAAACAGCGTCACTTTCATACATTTCTCCAGACCTGGTTTTCTTTACAAGTTTGGCAAACTTTCTAAATCTTTCTTTTGACTCCCATCTAATTGAAATAGTCGTGTGTGTATTATCTGCTTTTCTTCTAGCCATCCATTAAATTAAACATCATCTTATATAAATCTTCCTAGCATACTCTGCCAGTTGGGGTGACGAGACAAGTGCTACCTACTTCATTGGAATAGCCACGAAATCCATCATCTCCGTATATCTTTATTACCATATTCAAATCCCTATCCATAACTGGTTTAATAATACCATTAAATGTGGCTATACTTCCAAACATAATAGACTTATCAATACAATCTACAGTCATAGGCTTGCAATAAAAATGTTCTAATCCAAGTGAATGTCCTACCTCATGCACTATGGTATTGCGAATATCTCCAAGTGGTATTGTCCTATCAATTACCAGGTTACTTGTTCGGTCATCCCAATCACCACCCAGTGTTATGGTTATCTGTCTATGAGATATTTGAGTTTGAATCTCAAGCCAATAATAATTAAGGTCAAGATTTGCTGATGCAGAACCCAAAGTACCATCTTGGCTTGGCTCTGCTACAAAATTAATGAAGGCATTACATTGTCCAAAGTCCTCTGTTGTTCTTGTACTATGCTGGTCAAATGCATATGATTGGTAGTACATAGTCCAATTTCCATCTGTCTTATTCTCAAGTTTGTATTGCCATTCATGTATGGCACTGATAGCTATCTCTCTCAGAAATTCATATCTTGGTTCTGTTTCTGGGTCTGGTTCCATGATACAATATACAGGGTTGACAGCATACATCGTTCCCATAGTCTTAAAATAATCAAAGCCGTAACTGGTTGATACCATTGATACCATCATTAGTATGCATACTAAAGATACTATTGATACTGTTGATACTTTCATTCATTTTTTCTGTAAATTATTAGTATATAGGAATTCCTACTCTGGAACTTACTAGGCTTACCATCTCTTATAAATCTTATACGACCTTTTATAGCATGATATTCTGTTATATCCTCTACATATTCATGCCACCAAACAGTTGATACTGTGTTAGCAGGAACCAAAACCATAATATTTATATTATTTTTTAACCATTCAGAATATGCTTTTCTTACAAAGTCCCCACTTCTACTATGTGGTGGGTTAACCCAGGCATCTTGTTCCCACTCAGATGTTAGACCATTCTCTTTTTCTGTAAAATATAGCAGACATTTTCTGTTGACTGATGTTGCACATGGATCAAGTCTTGGATGAATATCATACTTCTCACATAACTCATCAAACAATTCCTTTGGTGTTTCCCATTCATCTGATAAAGATTCTTCACTTCGCATAACATTTATATAATGTATTAATATATAACGTTTATGGGTACGATAATCAAGGCAAAGTATGACGGCATGTGTAAAATATGTGGTTCTTCCTGGAAGGTTGGAGATGACATAGCATACCAGAGACAGCCAAAAGCAATCTGTTTAGAGAAAGAATGTTTTAAGGAACAGGGTGGTACTTTGTTTGACCAACAGACAACATTCAATAGGAACGAATCAATCGTGACAAACTTACCAGACTGTGAAGTTCCTGATGAAATAAAGAAACTAACAGATATACTTGATCCTATATTTTTGACAGCACATCACTGGACAAAGGCAAGATACCCAGCTGAAGAAGTAACTTCAGATAGATTTGGTAGGATAAGATCTCAAAACATGGGATACCTTTTACAACTCGCTCTTATCTATCTCAAGAAAGAGAATGAGTAGGTTTATATTACCGATAATATATTACATATTATGCACATATCAGAAATCGTAGACATGGGCGACAACGCAGGCTCCACTCCACTGAGAGTTGGTGACTTTCTAAAAGTTACCAAGTTCTCAGTAAAGTCAACAGAAAAAGGAGAGGTTGCAGAGATTGAGACAAGTAATACTGGAAAGAGATATTCTTTCGGTAAGGCTGTCTTAGGAAAGGCAAAATCCGAAATCTGGAATCAGAGAGTAGCCGAAGCTGTCAAAAAAGACGCATCAGATGGACTTGATGTTTGGGTAACAGAGGAAATAGCAAAGGGTTCAGGTAGACCAATGCTACAACTATCCTGGTTTCAACCAAAGGCTGTTTAACCATAACATTAATATCCTACTTTTTTTTATAATATATATGGAAATGGATTTATTTTGGTCATTTATGTGCCTTAGTTATTTTGTTGGAGGTTTAACTATTGGATGGTGGGCAACATCTCATAAGTATAAAAACAAAGGAAGAAGAACTGGAACAGGGAGATGGGACTGGTCTAAGAAAAGATAACAACGTTTATATTTAGTACAATATTTTAATCATCATGGCAAAATCATCAAAGTCAATACTTGTAGTATCTGATCTGCATAACGGATCAGGAACAGCAGTTTGTTCTTCTGAACCTGTAATATCTGAACTGGGCACTACCTATACACCGAACAGATTACAAGTGGCATTGAATGAAGCCTGGTATAATTGCATAGATGACTTGACACAAAAACCTACCTTGTTGGTAGTGAATGGAGAACCATGTGACGGAGCAAATAAAAGACAGGTGGGACAGCAAAGTTGGACCACAAATATTCAAGATCAATTAAATGATTCAGCAAAACTACTTGGAGATATACCACATGATAATCTAATATTTGTTAGAGGTTCAGGCTATCATGTTCAGCAAGACGGTACTAATTTTGAAGAGGTGTTGGCACAACAGATGGGTGCTCAAAAATACAAAGCATATGGTGGAGAGGGATTAACAGATTACTATGCTTTGGTAGAAATATATGGTAAGGTATTCAATTTTACACACCATATAGGATTTAACAAATGGGCAGCATATAGAACAACTGCATTGGCAAGAGAGATGGCTGGTATGGTATTCGAGAAAGATAAAATGGGCAGGGCAGATGTAATAGTCAGAAGCCATGTTCACTACTTCGTTCATGTAGAATTCACACATACTCATGGCTTTACTACACCTGCTTGGAAGTTCCCTGATGCACACTTGTTTAGGAGTGGACTTGCAGGTACTACACCTGATGTTGGGATGGTAGAGATAGTAATTGAATCAAACGGAGAGATAAATATTGTAAAACATATAGCAGAGATGGAAATCAAACCACTGGTAAGGCACTTCTAATGGATAAAATAACTATACCAGCAGAAGCATTTGTAAACAGACCAGAGGTAAAAACAAATTATACCAAAGTCGTTGAAGCATTAGGCGAACATAAGGATGGTCTTACTAATCATGAAATTTCTCTTATAACAGGCATATTGGAAAGGCGTGTGAGGGAAGCTACTGCAAGATTAAAAAATGAGAATAGGTTAAAAGAAAAACCATGTCGTTGTGGTAGGACACCGATATATTATTTTTATAAGTAAATTATATTCAGGTATCTTTATATTACCGTCAGTTCTAACACCCTCTATGCGATTTGTTTATCTAATCTGGGAAAATAAAAAAGGAGAATCAATGACAGCATTGTTTCAAAAAGAAAAAGCAGAGTTAATCGCAGAACAAATGAGAAGTCTCGGTGTTAAAGTTCAACTTTCTCCGGGAGAAACAACTGATATAATTATTAACTAACATTTATATTATGGTAATGTTAAATTAACATATGCAATTTAATAGTAAAATAATTTCCTTATCAGTTGGCAAGTTTGGAAAACATGTGTTAAAAGAACTTGATAGTATAAGACCAAACGGTGTTTCATTCAGTATGTTTTTAGCCATAGCAGCAAAGCATTATATTGATACGCATAGTGAATCAATTGATATTCATGGTGAAGTTCCAAACTTCTATTCCAATATAGAATCCTGGAAATCTGAAATAAAAAATATGTCATCAGAACAATTTATAAAACTACAACAAAGACATACACAACTTGGTAATATAATAAAGAATAAAGTGAGGCAGAGAGTATGAGTAGGACAGTATCAAGAATGGTGGATGACCTGACATCTGTATTACAATCAGTAAAATGGACATCTGTTATAGACAGTCTTACACCTACAAGTACGTTTACTTTAGATCCTTTCCAGCCAGTGTTTAAAGACCTGTTTCTTGAGGCAGGGTATACAACATTTACTGATGTGTTGAGAAAGGCAGTTTACAATATTATGCATGATAAATACATAGACATTGACGTGCCTAGTGCATTTGATAAGTTAAAAATCAAACTGGAAATTGATAAGATATTTATGCATGATATCACTGCAAAGTATGAAAATTCTGTAATAAGTTTTGATACAACAATAATTGCAACAGATTCTCCAAAGACTTATATTAAGGAATGTAAACTGGAGTGTCCTAAATGTAATTATGGTTTCTCGGTAACATGTGATAACAATAGAAAGATACCTATGGAGGTTTGTGCAAACCCATCTTGTAGGGATGCCAAACTTATACCAGATCAGGATACTCTCATCACAGAATATATACAGACTGTATTCCTCCAAGAACCTTTGGAAGAAGCAAAGAAAAATTCACCAGTAATGTTTATTGGTAAAATAAAGGGAGATAATGTAGGTACTGCTTTCGTAGGTCAAAGAAAGAGAATTACGGGGTTGTTTAAGACTGTGTTTGATCCAAAAAAGACAGAGCATGATGTAATCATAGACGTTTCATTTATGGAAGACCTGGATGATGTCAAACTTATAAAGCCAACTGAGAATGAATTAAAAAAACTGAAAGAGGAAGCAAAGAAGCCAGACTTTATAAATAAAATAGTTAAAAGCTTTGCACCACATATATACGGTTATAATGAGATAAAAGAGTCATTATTATTACAGTTGGCAGGTGGAGTTAATGGAAAGAGACGTGGTGACATCAATGTACTTTTGGTAGGAGATCCAAGCATGGCAAAATCAGAACTATTAAAATTTGGAAAAAAGATAACACAAACATCAATATACACAAGTGGTAAGGGTACTTCGGCAGCAGGACTTACAATAGGCATGGTCAAACTAGCAGATGGTACAATGATTGCACAGGCAGGTGTGTTACCTCTATGTTCTGGTGGTTTTGCTTTCATAGATGAGTTTGATAAGATGAATAAGTTGGACAGAAGTTCCATGCATGAGGCTATGGAACAGCAGACAGTATCAAGGGCTGTGGCTGGTATCAATCTCACACTGCCAGCAAAGACAAGTATATTGGCAGCAGCAAACCCAAAGTTTGGAAAGTATGATGCGAAGGAATCACTTGGTGAGAATATAAACATACCTCCGGCACTACTTTCAAGGTTTGATTTAATCTGGCTCATAAAAGACAAGGTAGATGTAAGAGTTGATTTGGCTAAGGCAAACCATATACTTGATACATATTCTGATGATAAGGGTTCTGAAAAACCATTCCTAACACCGAAAGAATTAATGGGTTACATAAATTATGTAAGGGATGCAAAACCAAAATTATCCAATGCAACACGCAGAGAAGTGTTGAAAATATATGAGAAAATGAGAGAATTATCAAAGGAAGATGAGTCTGCACTTGCAATAGGAACAAGACAACTTGAGGCATTGATTAGATTATCATTGGCACATGCAAAACTACTGTTTAAAGATGAGGCAGATATTGAGGATGTCAGGGAAGTAAGAGACATACTTACTGATATGTTCAAAACATTTGGGCTTGATATGGACAGTGGAAAGTTTGACCAGTCATTATTAACAGGTGTTACTGGTAAGGAAACAAAACTACAGATTGCAAACAGGGTATGGGCAGATGTTTCAGACCCAAACGGTGATGTGTTACTTCCTAATTTCATGAAAAGTTTGGCAGAGTCAGACGGTTATGATGAGATTTCTGCGAAGAAATTATTTGAGAGTTGGGACAGGGGTTGTATTGTAAGGATGAATGTTAATGGAACATGGAGGAAGTTGGCATAATGGGAGCTAGATGTAGGGGTGTATGTGATTTGATAAGATTAAAACAGAAAGTGAAAAGACCAAAGAGACTTCCATACCTAACACATTCACAGTGTAGGGTATGTAGTATATGGTTAGCAAAATCAGAATTTATCAGTCCAAGATGTCCATGTTGTAGTACAATACTTGCAGTATTACCAAGAGAAAATGGAAAGAAAAGAATATACAGGGAGATGTCATATGGAATTAAATATTAATCAGTTAGAGGGTGTAGGACCAGTAACGGTCAAAAAATTAAATAATTTTGGTGTTACTTCATTATATGATATCTGTATTAGAGGTTCAAAAGAAATAGCAGAAATAACTGGAACAGCAAAGGCAAAATCAGACCAATGGGTGTTTAATGCACAAAAGATACTTGAAGGGGAGGGTCTCATACGCAAAACAGATATGTCAACATTAGAGTTATTTGAATATCAACATAATATAGATACATTAGCAGTAAAGTGTAAGGCAGTAGATGCCCTCATTAGTGGTGGTGTCAAACCAGAATGTACTTATGAAGTATATGGGGAGTTTGGTTCTGGAAAAACTCAGTTCTGTCTTGCACTTGCAGTTGAGGCAATTTCCCAGGAAAAAAATGTAGTTTGGGTTGATTGTGAAGATACATTTAGACCAAACAGAGTCATAGAGATTCTTAAAGAGAGAGGGTATGCACAAGATGATGAAGAAGCGTTAAAATATTTGGAAAGAATAGATTATTTCTTTACTCCTAACACAGAACAATTAATGGGAACTATTAACGCATTATCTGATGTATTATTAGAGAAAAAACCAAGATTAGTAGTAATAGATGGTTCTATCGGTCAGTTCAGGGAAGAATATTTGGGGAGAGGTACTCTGGCTGACCGACAGAATCAAATAGCAAGACTGATGACACATTTAAAGAACATAGCATTTTATTTTAAATGTACTGTTGTATACACAAACCAGGTGCAATCAGATCCAAGTATAATGTTTGGTGATCCAACAAAACCAATTGGTGGTAATGTTGTTGGTCATGCTGCAACATATAGAATGTATTTTAAGAAATCTGGTAGAAAAAGGATAGCAAGGATGGTAGATAGTCCAGAACATCCACAGGGAGATGCACCATTCGCACTAGATTCCAAAGGAATATCAGACGTAGAAGAATAACTTATATAACAAACAGTATATAAATGTTTGTGAACTCGAGGCAACGGATGAGAGTATCCAATCGTAAGGCTGTGTTATGGTTATTAAAGAATGGTTATGATGACATCTGGTTGAAACCACATGGTCGAAGACATGATTTGGTTTATAATACAGGAGAATGGTATAGAGCCCTGGATTTATGGAATCTCTTTGACGGAATATGCTTCGATAAGGGGGGTAATTTAGTTCTTTTACAGATAAAGACTAACGCTTGGGCTAAGGAACAACCGATAAAGGATTTTCTATCTGATAAAAACAACCTAATTGCTCTGTCTATAAACGTAAAGTTTGGAAAAAAGTGGACAGTAAACATTAGGGAATTTAAAACTTAAATACAAACGGTTTAATTTTATTATATTGACTGATATAAAGATAGTAGCATCAGGAGTATGTAAGACATGTGGACACCCACAAAAGACACATGAGGGTAACATCGGTTGTACTGAATGTGGTTGCATAGCGATAGGTTCATATTAAACTATTAGTTTATATTACCTGTGCATAAGGACAAAGCAGGTAATATAATTGGTGTGGGGGAAGATACTGCTGTTTCTATCATGTATGATGTTTTTAGTGACGATACAAAGATTATTACACAATACCCACTTATTAAAGTCCTAAGTGAAGAGTATAAGGATTCATTATCAGAAAGTTATCTCAAACATAAGATAGATATCATGGTTTTTACTCCTAGTAAGAAGATAGCTGTGCGTGTCCAGGGAAAGGACCATGACGGTATACTAAAATCAGCAAGGGATACAGTTCAAAAGAAACTACTGGAATGGAATGGTTGTATTGTTGTAGATCTATACTGGCAGGAATGTCCATATTTATTCAAGGAAGAAAAGGATGAAAATAGTTATCTTGAAGTCATGAAGGCTTTTGAGGATGCAGGATTGCGTTTATAATAACTTCTTTGTAACATATAACACAATATTTTAACTTGCCTGATATTACTACTGACTCTTTCCTACACAACCTACATGGTTCCAATATGTTTAAATAGGAACCCAAGTCAGTAATAACCATTATCTATATAAGTGGTCAGGAGCGTCTTTCTTTTCTTTATCATCGTCTTTATCATCTGCTTTCTTTTCTTTATCATTGTCATCTCTTTGTTGAAGATAAAGTGCATACATTTCGTGTTTTTGTTGTGATATTTTTTCTGTGACCATTAGCATGACAATTTCTACCTCTAAGAAACTACATTTGTTATCAATAAACGCTGTATCTAATGTCTTGTCAATTTTGGTATATAATTTATCAATTATATTCCATCTCGGTTCATGTTCGTCTTGTTTTGGCATATATAAAACAACACATTGTATTTATTTAAGTTTATGCCTTATTTTAGCCACAATAGCTAGGGTAATACCTATTATTGGTATCAATTCTAGAGTATCAATTCCATATAGAAAGAAATCTACCAACATACCATGATTATGTAAAATACCTCCTCCAAACACACATTCCAAAGCCCACCAGGAATGAGGAATTTGAGCATATAATATAATGGCTGAAATTATGAGGCTTTTTGCCATATGCCTTTCGTACCAATCTAGGAATCTTGATATAGGTGTGACCATAATATCCACAAACCTTATTATTTAATAAAGTTATGGAAATTCATGGGTTGCACAGTTGACTTTAAAATATCAGGGGAAAATCGTGGAATGTTCTATGAAGAAACAGGTAGATGTCTTATATATCTTAGTAATCATGAAAATGTAGAGGATATTTACAAGACGGTTATCCATGAGACATTACATTATTGTATAGAGAAAAGTGGTGTACAACTCGATGAGGAGCAGGAGGAAAAACTAATATTTAATATCCAGTGGGCTAACTATTCTGTAGTTTGAAAGAAGAGATAAAGTTTAAATTTGGTAAGGCAAACGAGGTAGCCTCATATTCCAGTAAGTTAAACCATGTTAGGATAAATC